CCAACCTGAAATGTCACTGGTGCAGCAGCAGGTATTGCCGTAGGTGGAGACATCAACCATTCAGGAACTGGAGGAACATTAATTTCCCTTATCCGAATTTCACGAATTTCAATCATTAACTTTCAAAAAAATTAAAAACTGATGTCCATATAGAATGGAAAAATACATATAGGGCAAAGGTTTTTGTTGCCTCTTCCTTTGCCATATCTTTTTTTCTTTTAGCCATAATGCTAATAGTGCTTTAACTATTTAACCTTAAAAAGGCACAACTCCGCCAGTTACAGGTGGAATGTTAGTTTTTGTTTCGGGAATAACTCCACCAGTTGCCGATGGCATTTCAGGAACTTTTGGCATTAATTCTTGAACAATTCCAGGAAGAGAATCTGAAATTTCCTTAACAACCTTTTCTCTTGCATCTTCAATCATTACATCTTTATGTTTAAATAACCAAAATCCACCGGCAGCAACAGAAGCACTGACAAGAAAAGAAGTGAGTGCCATAAGATTAAAAAGTTTTTGCATTTAAGGTCTCCTAATAATTCCGTTTTTATTTCCAATAGCAGCCATACCAAAAGTCAATAAAATTATAAAACCAAATACAAATAAATTTGCAATCATATTCCAAACCTCCATCTATGTGCATTGAAATTTTGCGTAATTTCTGATGCAGATAATGCTTTATCTTTATATATGTTTACTACAGAATGTCTTCCATTATAATATCCACCAGTACTTGAACCATTATTAAAAACATATCTACCTATTTGTAATGGATAATTTGAATTGGAAGAAGAGTATCCATAAGAAGAATTGCTTGTAGACCCAGATGATACTCCATTTACATAATATGTTCCAGTTTTTGAAGAACTATCAAATGTAAAAACAGCATAATTCCATTTACCTTTATTCATTCCATTAGTAGAACTTCCAAAATTTGCAATTGCACCAGACTGTCCTTTAAAAATTTGATAATTAAGATAATTACTCGTAGAAAGTTGTCCAAAATACATTCCAGTTTCAGCAGAAGACCCTCCTGTAGCACAAATTGCATAATTAGCACTAAAAGAAAAATAAACCCATGCTTCTATAGTAAAGTCAGAAGCACCATTATGCAAAAATGCCCAATCCGATGCCGCACCAGTTGCAATGTAATTACTAGATCCATTAAAAGAAAAATACCCAGAACTATTGTGAGTAGCACCACTAATAGTCCCATTAATTCCATCTTTAGTCAAATTATACCAAGTGCTTCCACCACTAGAAGGATAAGATTTAACATTTTTAGCATCAAGTGCTAAAAATAACCCATCAGTAACTATTAATGGTGAGTGTACAAGTCCCATTAGATTCCAAACCTCCCTTTGAGTGCAATAAAGTTTTGTTTGATTTCTGCTGCTGATAATTGCCTATCATATATTACAATTTTTGCACAATCTCCAGGAAAATCTTGACTTGTATTAAATCCACCACCAGGACTATCTTGTTCTTGCCCAAAAAGTAGAGTGCCTCCTGTTGGAAAAGATCCGGTAGGATATGAATTTGTTTCTACAATAAAAGTTCCATCAATGTAATATTTTATGTTAGATCCTAATCTAGCAATTACAAACTGAATAAAATTTCCAGTATTCCAATTAGTATCTGCAAAAGTTACTGCTGCACTATCAGTAACTTGTGGTCCAAAATAAGTACGGAGAGTATTCGCACTTTCTTTTAAGACAAGAAAAGCATTATCAGATGAAGAAGTATTATAAGATATAAAAGGTATCTGAGTTTGTAGAGTGCTAATTTTTATCCACATTTCTACAGTTATGTCTGTTAAACCACCAATTACATCACTTGTAGATCTCGCAACATAATCACCTTGATCATTTCCAAATGTAAATGATCCTGTAGAAGAATTATAAGTAACACCACTTAATGTAAAATCATTACCCTTGCCACTCAAATCATACCAAGTGCTTCCACCACTAGAAGGATAAGATTTTGTATTGGCAGCATCAACTGCAAATACAAGTCCATCTTCATTTATTTCAGGTCCAGAAAAAGCTCCCATTAGATTCCATACCTCCCTCTGAGTGCATTATAGTTTTGTTCGATTTCTGATGCTGATAGTGCTTTATTATATATTTTTTGTCCATTCAATCTACCAATAAAATATGCAACAGTACCTCTTCTACCTATTTCCAATGCTTTAGTTGCATTTGTTATATTTCCAGTAGAAGTACCAGAGTTTAACTGCACTCCGTTTCTATAAAGTCTCAGTGTTGTTCCATCATAAGTCGCAACAATATGATGCCATATATTCAAAAGGTCAGAATCATTATAACCATATCCTACTCCTGTGAAAGTTCCAGTACAAAATCTTTCTGTGGCAAGATAGAATGTGTTACTGGCAGATCCATTGAGGTAGATATTATATCCATCACGACTTCCAACACTACTATCTTCTCTATTAAAAATACCAGTCCAAGTGTTAGCACCAGGATTTGATGTTGGATACATCCAAACTTCTAATGTATATGGCAATCTATTCAAAAACTGAAGTTCTGATGCACTAGCAAAACTAATATAATCACCACTGCCTTCAAAAGCAAAATATCCATCACTATTAAATGTGGCATTAGTTATAGTCCCATTATTCCCTTTACCACTCAAATCATACCAAGTGCTTCCACCACTAGAAGGATAAGATTTTGTATTGGCAGCATCAAGTGCTAATATAAGTCCATCAGTAACTATTCGTGGGTTATATCCAACTGCCATATTACTCTACAAGAGTGCCGTGCTGTCTGCGGATTTCTTTCAACTGCTCAAAATCCTTAACCTTTGTGCCACCATCGTAAGGAAAAGCATATCCTTCGGTGATCATTTGTTCATTAAGTGAAACAGTTGCGTCACCAATATATAACCATCCAAGAAGACGACCATACTTGCCCACACCACCAACAAGTTCAGTGCGGATGACAAGATCATCTTCACCGGCAATTGCGCTTTCAAGTTTTTCTTCAAGCCAATGAGTGGCATCATATCCTAATGCCTTCTCTTCCTCATCCTTTGTTCTCTTCTCAGGCGTATCAACTCCTGCAACTCTAACTCTTTCTTTCTTGTATAAATCAAAACCGAGATCAATAGTAACATCAATAGTATCACCATCGACGACACGATTAATCTCTACTACTCGGAAGTTGTAACAACTCTTCCGACTCGGTGGAACCATAATGCCCATAATTGAACTCCGCTAATGCTTGATCTAAGGCATCTTCGGGAGGAGTCATTGTTTGCTCCAACCGATATAATTTTAAATTTTCTAGTGCCTGATTGAATATCTCCAACTTCTTATTTTGAGCATAAACTGCCGTCGTACTCAAAATAAGAATTGGAATCAACAGGTATTTCATTTTTATCATATGCCATACAAAGTATATATTACTTTTTCTTTCCTCCATTCTTAGCTTTCTTTGCCGTTGCATTGCCCTGGTTCTGCGCCTTGTTGTTCGCAGATCCCTTCTTGCCCTTGTTCGCGGACTTGGCCATCTTCTTTTAGTTCCTGATATGCTAAAAACATAATAGTATATATGTAATATCCAGTCCCAAAAAGGAGTAGGATCATCGCAATAAAAATACTCCAAACTGGATCTGTCATGGGTTATTGGGATCTATTTCTAAACTAATCAAATAATCTGTCCACCATTGGGGATCATAGTTTTTCCACTCTGGAACTGGTAGACCTAATGAGGAATAATGCTCTTCGAGTGCCTTATCGATAATCTGTGCGATCTCCATATTCCTCTTCCTCTTCATCAACGTCAGCATATACGTTTTCCAAATAGGGTCCTCGTTCTCTAGATGGTTCTTTTCTGACATATTCTTTTTCGGCATTTACTGCGGACAACCATACCGCTAACTTCATTACTATGTAGATGATTGCCAAAGGTAAAAAACAGGCAAATAAGATTACTGATTCCATTATTCTGAAAAAACTGAAAGTATGAACAGAAATAAACCAAATGATATGAAGAAACCTGAGATTAATAAGTACGATACCATAAGTGTCTGAAGTAGTTATCTACTTCTACTAAACTTCCTAATGGTGCTTCTCCTTCTCCATAAGCCCACTCATGACAAAAATTGAACATTCTTTGGTCAACTTTGGGAGGAGTAAACATTCTCGCAAAAGATGTTAACGCAAAATGATACCGACTTTTAATGTGCGGTTCCATTTCCTTTATACTTATCTGAATTGTAGTATTGAGTACCACCTTTGAATAAACCAAAAAATATTGTTGATAAGACAAAAGGAATTGCTATCCACAATAAAGCATTACCTAACATAAATTACCTCGATTGAATTGCGATTAAAGTATCATAAGGGATCCATGCAGGTTCTTCATCTTTAAATTGAACCTGAACTTCGGTAATAGTTTTGCCCAAATCTTTTCGATAAGAACTTCGTGTATTCTTTACACAAGACAATGGATTATTCATACAACCTTCCCCGGAATATAATCACCAAGATTATTCAGCAGTTCATCCAATAGTTTTCCATATTCTTTAAATTGCTTATCTCCGGCGATAAATGATCGTTGCCTTCTCCATACTGCTTCGACAAGCATTCTCTTTTCTTGTTCAGTAAATCCTTCGAATTTGTTCATTTGTCCTTTAGTAGTTGTTCTAAACGTTTACGCATGTTAGCAGAATCTATCTGCTGATTGCGATGAGAGTATCCATTTTTTTGATGAAGTATTAAATGTCCTTGATAGAACATTGTGATACCAAAAATGAATAATAAAATCGCCCCTATTATTTCAATGCTATGTCCATCCATGGGAATAGAGGAGGAATAACACCGACAAGACGCAATAATCCTTCCGCAAATAAGGATAATACTACCCATCCAACACACATGCTTATTACAGAAGCATTGCGATTATGTCTCCTGATCGCAGCATCAATCATTTCCTGACACTGTTCTTCAGTCACATAACCCGTTGGCGGGACTTCTGACATTCTTTGTAGTACAAGTTTCATTATCTATTTACCAGTTTTTGTAGGTATTCTCGCTCATTTTGATAGATTATATCAGGGTTTCGTAATATTTCTATTCCATGCTTAATCTCTGGTAACAACCATTCATGAACTGGCAAACATGCTTGTATATTAGCAGGATTTAAGCAATTGACAACCACCACAGTGAAGAACTTAGTAAAATAATTATTGAGTACGACAATCATAATTGATCCCAGACAAGTTGATGTGAAAGTTTATCTCTCAATTCATTAATACGATCTTGATCATATTGCTGAAAATTTCCTTTCTTCTCAATCTTTTTATAGTAATGAAGAGAATTGAGAATGATTGTATAGTCTTCCATGCTTAATTCAAATTTCATGTGTCCTCACAATCATTTACTACTTTAGCGATTTCTCCGCCAATTGCACTTCCTTGTTTCTGCCCAAATATCGTTGCCCATCCAGCAGCAATCCAACCAATATAAGGTATTCCACTCAATGCTGGTGCGGCAGAAGCGCCAATACTAGCTCCCACTATTGCACCTGTACTCTCGCCTCCACCTTCCGCCTTGATGCACTCTATTCTCTTTGCAGACAACTTTCCCAACTCTTCACCTCCAGAACCCGATTGAGTTCTCATGGTGTATTCCTTTTCTGAAATTATAACTGTCTTACCGCCAATACCAAAAAATCCATTTGACTTATCAATATCCTTTGTTGTCTTCATAACTTTAGGATCATTAGATTGGTAATGAATTCGATAACCATCTTTTCCTGCCTCTACCGTATAAGAAGTATAGTCACCAACAGGAAGATTTATAACTGGTATTTGAGGATCTTTATTAATTAAATGACCCAGTATTCCAATATGCGCTATGCCAAAAAAAGACCCTACAAGTAGCACAAACCACTTGAAGGGTGACTTTTTATTTTCGACTTCATCATCCTGTTCGGATATATGAGAAGGGAGAATTGACATTATCAATCATCGACAGATTTTTCTTTTTTAGAATCTACTGATTTTTTATCATCATCGTCTTTTTTCTTCGCAGTTTGAACACCAAATGTTGCTAGTGTTCCTGTAAATACCGAAGCAATAAACGTCGGATCAATTTGTCTCTGAGGAATCCCTGGAATTGTTACATAATTCAAAGTCAGAATTGCTCCTGACCATGCCAGAATGATAACTCTCACCAGGGTTGCTACCCCTTCATCAGCCCACTCAAATTTATTTTCAGACTTAACCTTAGGATCCTCTTTTTTAGAAATTACTGAATCAGTCATTTGAAAGAGGTTAGGCACTTTTATTTATAGTCGTGCATTTTATACAGAAAACAATCAGCAATTCTCATCTCATCAACATTATCCATTTTGTCATATGGATCAACATGAGTAAAGTCAATACATTTTTGAATGACGTATTGAGGGACTTCTTTATAACGATATTCTGGATACATTGGTTTTAGAAAAATCTGCATTCCGCTGAACATCAGATAAATGGTTTCAATCATTTCATGTAACCTTCTTTAATTAGATATTCTCTTGTAAGGGGAGTGGGAGGATATACCTCCCACATTGGTTGCTTGGCACAAACTTTAAGAGCATTCATGGTCATGTTTTCAGTATGACCAGCCCACATTGCTTCTTGTTCCCAAGGTCTTGATGTTTCATCATAAGTCTGCTCACTCATCATTCGCCAATATGTAGGAACTTTCGTTTCAGGATAAATGATGGCAATAAAGTTATTGTGAATTGTTCCTGCCATACAATCTTGAGCAGCGTGCCATCCTTCGTGCCTCATGACGCTCATCAACTGATGAGGTTTGTGCATGTAATCTTCATTCAAAAAGAAGTTATTTCCAACTGTGTGATATACCCCACGATGCTGTGGAGGAAAATATTTTTCACTTGCTAGAAAAACTTTAACTCCGATTTCTCCAAGAGCAGATAGCATTTCATTAAACTCATAAGCAATAGGACTAAAATCGCTATCTGGATACCTCGTGGAAAGATCTTCGATATCTTTGACTTGTTTGACTTCATCGGTGCATTCTCGTAAAAGCATACAACCCATTGCGTCATAACTATTCCAACCTTTTACTTCTGGGTCAGCAAGTGCAGGAGTAGCAAAAGCAAATGCAGTCAAAAAAGTGACAATAAATTTTTTCATAAAAACTCAACGAAATTGATTGATACCAGTGCCAGATGTCCAACCACCAGGACCTTGATGAAAGTTTTCAGAACCACCAAGATTTTCTTGCCAGGAGTTTTTCATGTGTGCTGCTGCTTTTTTATATAGGACATCATGAATATTCTTAGGTTCTTTTGATTGGGTCATAGCAGATTCAACTTCTTCTTGCTGTTTCTTTGCTTCTTTTTGTTTTTGAAGAAGCATTTCTTGTTTTTCAGTTCTAATTGGCGGATCAAACCAAGGATCATGAGGAAGAATGTCTGGTGCAGGAACTGCAATATAAGAATTGTCCTTTAAAATCTTCTCACTCGAAATAGACTTGACTCCATTATATGGACTATATCCATGACTAAAATGACTAGAGGTAACCTCTTTGACAGGAGATTCTAAAGGATTAATTTTTTCGATGAGTTTTTTAAATAGTCCCATTTCAAGATAAAACAAATTTCTTTATATAGTTATAAGCATAGTGCTCTCGATATCCCTTAATACCCCATCCCAACCAATAATATGCAGTAGTCATATACCATTTAACTGTTTGACCACTACCTTCAAATTCATGAATATGTTTTTGAAAGGTTGGTTCGTTAATCATATAACGAGTTTGGCATTCAAGTCCACTGGGATTACATCCGTACTTCTTTGCAAACTGACCCAATCCATAATACCGATTGCTGGAAGTCCACTGAATCAATCCATAACCACCACTATAGCAATGATAGTATGAAACTCTTGCACCACCTTCACAAATATTGGGAATAAAGTTTGACTCTGACTTTATGTTACCCATGATAGTGGCAAGAGCATTACGATCAGTAATACTTGTCTTTTCTTGAAGTTCTTTGAGAACATATTTCTCATTTTCAGTGCAAGAAGGACATTTCCATGTCTTTTCTTCTTCAACGATTTTAGCAATCGGAACTGCTTTTTCCGGATCTAAATCGGCATCAACTTTTTCGATATACTCAATATCTGATGGATCAATCCATGGATTTTTGATTTCGTCGATTGATGGATATGCAAAAGCAGCTGGTATTGAAGTCGCAAGAACAATAGGAAGTAATTTTTTAAGCATTAAAATAAACAGAATTCGACATCCGTCACAAGAACATAATGTTCTTCACGGCACGGGGTATTTAGTGAGTCAATCTTCACCAAGATATTCTAGTGAGTAAATTTCGTGGTCTTCAACATCAGGATCAAGCCACTCATAAAACTCACAATGAAGTGCATGTGCATTCTCAACACATTCTAATGGGTCGTTTAAAGGGTCTTGACAAAGAGTGTGCAGTCTATCAACTGCCCAGTCGTGTGTCGTCTTCAAGGTGTCTTCCAAAGTTACCATAACACTAGAATTATATATGAGCATACTATAGCACTAGTCCAAAATTTTTGCAACATACCCCTTATGTTGCTTAAGTCTTCCCTTTGCTACGGCACAAAGGTTAGAAGCACTGATTCCTTCATCCTTACAAAATTGATTCAATCCTTTAATAATTAAAATATCTCCGTTAGGTTTTGTAACTTCATATTTTTTCATTTGTTTGGGTTGAGCGATACTTTTCCCTTTCTTTGCTCTACTAATTTTTCGTTTAACTTCTTCACTTCTAGGAATTCCTCTTAACATATCACCAACTTTTTGATAGTGTTCATCGGGCAAATATTTTTTCCCTTTTAAAGTATTACTAATTTTTTTCTTCCATTTTTTAACTTCTTTTGGATTCTCATTCAACCATTTTTTATAATTTATTTTTGCAATTTCAATTCTTAATTTTTCAATTTCATCAGTTTTTCCGCTAAGAACACAGTAGGCAAGTTTATCTTCCAACTTTCCAAAAACTTCCCAAAGTCTTTTATGGACTTCTGCATGTGCCCATACTGGCAATTCAATTAAATTATCAATATCATTAGTGCCACCCATATGTCTTGGAATAATGTGATGAATATGATTCACAACTACGTCTTATTATGTTAGAGTTATAATTATTTATCAAAATAATCTTTTCTAAAATATCTAGACAATATATTTGAATTATAAAATAAAGGTTCTCCACTATTAGTTTTTTCAGTCAAAACATTATTCAAAAATAATTGCCTTGTCTCTTCAAAATTAACTTTACCTTTAGTCGTATGTAGACTCAATATAACTCTACTGAAGATCTCTTTACCATACTTTTTAACATCTTCTTTTAATTCAGGACAAGAACCATAATACTTCTTCCAATCAGATTCTTGTTTTACTTTTCTTTTCTTTCCTGGTGGAGTTCTATGTGACCAAAAATACTTTCTACCAATGTATTGTCGTTTGTTCGACTGATTGGTAATGAGATAAACAAAGCCGTAGTAGTCCCCAATATCATTACTATCAAAAACTCTCTCATCATATCTCCACGGATTATCATAACTCATCTTATAGATCTCAATGAGCTATTATTTATCCTTCAACCCTAACAAAGGTAGTCTACACAAAAAAAGGGGACTTGTCAAGCCCCCTGTGAGTTATATGAGTTTTATATCAATCTTTTTCACCATCCTTTCTACCCATATTTTTCCACTGACCATCTACCTTTTTCCACTTATATTGAGAAGGTGAATATCTACCCATTGCCAGTCTTCTATGTTTTTCATCTTGAGTTTCTGGTCTTCCTCTTTCCGATTCTCCTGCGAGAGCACGTAGATTTGTTGTTCTACCTTCTTCAAGATAAAACTCATACATCTCATCCCAAGTGTAATCAGAGAGGTCATAACCTTCTTCTATAAGTCCATTTACCCAAAGTTCAAACTCTTCCTCTTGATAAGTTCCTGCTCTTCTTGCCGCTTTGTTACCAGCACCTCTATCACCTGCACCAAAATCAGACTCTCCACCACGACCACCTCTGGTGGCACGTTTTTTTGGATCTTCGCTTACCTTACGGCTATACATTTTCCCTTTCTTCAGTGCCGCCTTATAACGCTCACCAGTCAGTCCCTCATCAACTGCTTCAACTTCTTCTTTCTTGGTTCTGCCTTTTTCGAGTCCTGCCTTAAACTCAGCCTCTCTTCTTGCTTTTTGTTGAGCAGGAGTCAGGGAATAATCATGACCAAAGTCTCTTCCAGTTACAGTAGTGCCTTCACGCTTTCTTTGTGCGGCAAGACGCTTTTCACGACGAGCTGCCATTGCTGCAAGTGAGTCTGCTTCCATGATTGCTCCAAGCTCTTGCTCGGTAAACAATCCGCTTGCTTCCAGTGCTTCTAACTCTTCACTCATGCGCTTCACGACCTTCTGTGCCTGGCGCTTGATGAATCCCTTGATACCACTCTTTGCCTTCTTCTTGGCGTCTGATGCCGCTGCTCTTGCCTTACCAGGAGCATCTACAACTGCATGTGATGCTTTTGTAGCGGCTCTTTGAGCACCGTGCGCGGCAGTGCCAACTGCTAAATTCGCTGCTGCCGCTGCTCCAGCTGCCTTGCTTTTAGCGGTGTTCACAGCACCTCTCAGTGCCGCTCCTGCCTTTTGCCTTGCCAACCTTCTCTTGGCACCTACAGGAGCACCATAGAAGTTTCTGGTATTGGTATCGTGCCCAAAGGTTACCTTTGCTTCTTCAATATACTCATCTGTTGCAGATTCAATAATATAAATTGCTTCTTCTTCGTCATATCCCTCTTCAATCAATTCATCGACCAATTCATTAAACACTTCATCAAGAATTTCTTCAGTCAATTCCTCTTTTGGAGCATACACAGATTCATAAAGATTTCTGAGTTCTCCGTACTCTTTATGTGACAATGAGCGCATTTTTTTTAACTTAATTCTTTATATGCAAATATTTATAAAAAAAGAGGGTGCAAAAACACCCTCCAAAAAATTTAATAAACATCATTCGATTCTTGACTATTCCAAGTCCTTATGTAATCATAATCACCAAATAAAAAATCGTCTATTGCTGCCGCTTCTTTATAAGCATCAATGGATGATTTTAGATCAGGTTTCTTATCAAAGTTGGAATCCTGAGAATGAGTCTTTTGTGACATCTTGTTTGACTCCTCCGACAATGTAAGATTCGACTTCGGTTTCTTGTGGTGCCACTTGAAGACCTTTAGAAGAGATCCAATGCTCTGTCCAAGGAAGTGGATTGTTTTTTGCTGATATGTCATAGATTGGCTTAAGTCCGATTGCTTTCATTCTGCGATTGGCAATCCATTCCACATACTGCTGAAGCAATTTATCATTCAAGCCAATCATAGTACCATTCTTGAACAGATACTCTGCCCAAAGTTTTTCCTGATTTACAGCATTATCAAATGTCTTGATCAACCAAGGTTGCTCTTCCTTGGCAATCTGAGACATTTCTGGATCATCACCACTCATCCAGTTCTTCAGAATATTCTGAGTAATCACCAAATGCTGGTTTTCATCACGAGCAATCAGGGAAATGATTTTTGCACTTCCTTCCATAAGTTTGAGTTCGCCAAAAGCAAAACTACATGCAAAACTGACATAAAAGCGAATACCCTCAAGAATATTAACGTTTGCAACTGCTCTGTAGAGTTTACGCTTGAGTTCATACCTTGCCTCCTTTGCATAAGGAACGTTTTCTAATGCATGTAACCATTCATCAGAATTTCCATACTGTTGGGCAGAGTTAATGAAATCATTATATGCTGACGTGACACTTACTGCACGTTCCATAATACGATCTTCTTTGAGAATCGTATCAAACACATCAGAGGGATCTGAATATACGTTTTTGATAATGTATGTATAGGAACGACTATGGATCATCTCCATAAACTCCCAGACCTTCATACATGCCTCTAATTCAGGTAGAGAGCAGTATGGAGCAAATGCCATACCAGGACCACGCCCCTGGACAGAATCGAGCATGATCTGATACTTTAGGTTAGAAGTAAAGATATGCTTCTGCTCTGGACGCAGTGTATGATAATCGGCACGATCTTTTTGGAGGGAGACCTCCTCAGGTCTCCAAAAGTATCCTAATTGTTGTGTTGTGAGTTTGTCGAATATTGGATATTTGTATGAATCATATCTTTGGATACCCAGAGGTTTTCCAAAGAACATGGGTTGTTTTTTTGTATCTACTTCTTCTGAATTGAAGACGGTCATTTGATTGACCACCGTTGTACCATCTTCCATACTTTTCTTAAATTTTACAAGACTCACAATCTTCCTCCGCTGTGTTTTCGATTTCAGAAATTAAATTATCTAATGTTGAATTTGTCTCTTCGAGTTCGTCGTTTTTGTTGTCGTATGTGTTTTGATAATAACTGGTTTTCCAACCGTACTTATATGTAGTCAAAAGATCTTGTGCCCATAAAGAAATAGGAATCTCATTGTCAGGAAACTTAGTTGGATTATAACTCCAGTTACCAGAAATTGCCTGATCAAAGAA